GAAAACAGCAGCTTCACATAAGGGTTAAACTCAAAAGGGTCTTGCCCTTTTCTTTCTGCTTTGATTCTGTTACCTGAAACTACTTTCTTGAATGTTGCCACCTGTGAACCTTGCAGGAAATCATCACCAATATCATCACCGATATTTGCCAGTTTTCCGAACATCATTGATGTGCTGAACCTGTCCCCTAATTCCTTAAGGTCAAGTGCTGATATATTCCCATCACCAAGAATTGCTTTGACACAATCAAGGAATGTACTTTTACCGTTATTTCCTTTTCCTGTTAGCATGAATGACTTTTTATAATCATTTGCCCTGTAAAAGCAATAGCCAATACATTCTTCCAGTAATGCCCTGATCGGTTGATCACCGCAAGCTAATTTGTTCAGTGTATCATCAGCAAGTTCACTGTAGGCTTCCGGGTTATAGTCCCAAGGTATTTGATTGGTAATAACCAAATCAGGGCTGAATGGTTGCATCTGTCCGGTCACAATATCCAACACACCGTTCCTGAATGCTATATAACGTGCATCTGCCTGTGCTTTACACTCTGTAATATCTCTCAAACAGTCAAACACTTCCGCTTTTTGATTTTTCTTTATATCTGGTATATTTTCCCTTATGACAGTACCTAAATTTTCACCTTCTACATATATACCATTTTGGTAGATATGTAACTGATTATTTATCTTTACTACATGATAGTTATTCTTAAGCCATGTTGCAAAACGGTCAAACAGGAATGTCTTATCACAAAAGAATACAGGTTTTTGAAATGCTTCATCCCTAAGAATCACTTCCAGTTCATCATCAGATAACGGCTCTTTCAGAACAAATCTGTTCAGAATCCTGATACATTCTCTTGTATCATCAACACTAAAATCATTTGATGTAAGTGTCAGGATATAATTGAATAATGCCTGATTGCGTCCGTCACCTGCATCCATATCAAGAAAGTCAACCGCTGTACGAACCGGGAACAACCATTTTGGAACTTCCTGATATGTTCCACCTTCTTCAATGTCCCACTCAATAAAGCGTTCCTCACCGTCAATCTTGATTACTTCATATGATGAACGTGTACCAAGTTTTATATCTGCTGTCAGACCAACCGCAAGCGGTACGTGTGTCCTGTTCCTTGTAATACTATGATTCTTAAATAAAAAATGTCTGCCCCGGCTTGTACAATACACCCGGCAATCAAGCTGATATTCTTCCACAATGTTCATTAAAATTTCAGACTGTTCAGCATCGTCAATATCTATCAGGATGGTATCATCAGCAAGAACACCACCGAACCCTTCAAGATTCTTCACTTCGTCATAAGTGCGGTATTTTGTCCGGTCTTTGAATGCTTCAATAGCTTTCTTGCCTTTTGTCTTTATGTACCCTTTGTACAAAGTATTCATTTTCTTATCTCACCCCTTTCCATAATTTATTTTTATAAAATACATCCCTTTGGTTTTGGTTACATCTAAAAATTTTCACGGTGCTGCAACACCTCTAAATATTGATATACTTCTGATATTTTTCTTTGACTGAATCAGTAGCACCACTTTTATAAATCTTTCTGATGTCACTGATTGTTTCGTCTTTCAGAAGTTTCAACCAATCAATTAAATCTCTGCTGCTGTTGGCAAAGCTGCAACATTTACCATCAGCATATTCAATCCGGTATCTCATTTAATCACTCTCCAACTCAATAATATCTTGCACCTGAACATTTAAAGCCTTTGCAATTTTTCCAACTGTAGCTGTTTTGCATCTTTTCCCAGTTGATATCCTTCTGTATGTCTGATATGAAATATCTATCTTTGCACATAAATCGTAAGGATTCATACAGGCTGATGCTAAAGCAATCTGTAATTTAGAATTATTAACTATCATTTTTACACCCTCTTTCGCTCAATCACTATTGTGATTTGTTTTGTTATTGCAATCTTATCACTATTGTGTTATCATGTCAATAACAAAAGTGTTTATATTTTAAGTGGGTTGTGTTATTCTAGTTATCAACAGGAGGTGGCACAACTTGGAATTTAAAGACATACTATATTCACTTAGAACCAAACACCATTTATCACAAAAGAAATTAGCTAATGATTTAGGAGTTGCACAAGCATCTGTAAATTATTGGGAAAAAGGACAACGAACCCCTTCTATTGATGCAGTACAATCTATTGCTGAATATTTCCATGTTACGGTAAATGATTTACTTGGTGGAGTTATTGAGGAAAGTAAGGTAAATATCAAAAAGACTACTACTTTTTTAGATTATCTTTCTTCTCTTGGATATGGTGTCGGAGAAAGTGAACATAGTGATTACCAAATTCATGTAAAGAATTCTGATATTTATATTGATCTTTCTATCGAAGATATGAAACTTTTGGAAAATAGTAGCAAAACAAATATAGACAATACAATCAAATTATTAGTAGCTACTAAGACAAATTAAACTGTTTGATCATTGACAATATAATATATTTAACCGTGCAGCCGGGGGACGTGCTCTCATCTGATCTGAGCCTTACAGAAAGGGTGATTATTATGAGTACATACGAAGAATTGCAGATAATACTTACTACAGCATTACTAATCGTTGCGATTTTGACTTATACACATAAGAAATAGCCGTCCTGCTCTCTGGAAAAGTTTAGGAACGGCTATCTCTATGATAACTAAGTATTAAATTTTGCCGGGTCGGGTGAGTTGCATTCACCTTCCGGCTGCCTTGTTAAGTATATTATATGTCAGTATTTCAAATTTGTCAAATAGTCAAAAACCGCCCCTGACGGCAATCAGGAACGGTATTTGATAGATGTAACCCATAAACCCAATAAAGGAATATGCGATACTTCCGAAACCAAAATCAGTATAGCACATTCCTTTATTAAATGCACCCATTTTCAATGAAAGGAAGTGCTATTTATGCAAGGTGGAGTAAGAAAAAGAGGTACAACATGGTCATATTATTTTGACCTTGGAAAAATTGACGGTAAAAGAAAGAAAAAAGAAAAGGGTGGATTCAGAACCAAGAAAGAAGCTGAACAGGCATTGACTGCTGCTATGAATGAATACAATAATGCCGGAACTGTATTTGAACCGACAGAAATAACGGTTGCTGATTACCTGAATCAGTGGTTTGATCTGTACTGTAAGACCAACCTTAAATATAACACCCAAGTAGGGTATTTAAGAATCATTCAAGGGCATCTAATTCCAAAATTTGGTATGTATAGATTAAAAGCAATCACTCCGGCAGTATTACAGGAATATGCAGTTGAACTTAAAATGAACGGTAATTCAAAAAGTCATTTAGTTGGTATTTTATCTGTATTCAGTGCAGCACTGAATTATGCAGTTGAACCAATGCACTATTTACAGTCTAACCCCATGCAGTATGTAAAATTTCCAAAGGTTGAAAGAAAACCACGTGAACGAATTGTACTGACATTAGATGAATGGTGTAAAATTCGTGACAGATTTCAAAACACCCGGTACTATATACCTTTAATGATCGGATTTTATACAGGCTTACGAATATCAGAAACATTTGGTCTTACTTGGGATGATATTGATTTTGATAAAAGAAAAATATCTGTAAATAAGCAGATTGTAAAACGTAACTTTGGGGCAGATGTAAGAAAGGTTGTTGAAAAGAAAGGTAAGAAAGAACAGCGTTCATCTTGGTACTTTACTACACCAAAAACCTTTACTTCCATTCGTGAAGTCCCTTTTGGTGAAACACTATATCAGGCATTGAAACAGGAAAAAGCTGAACAGCTTAGGAATGAAATGAAGTATGGTGAATATTACACGATTCATGTTAAAAAGATTGAAACTGATGAAAAGGGTAATGACATGATCAGGGTTGTACCAATTCAAAAATGTGTTGAAAGTCCACTACAGCGTATCAGGTTGGTGTGTATTGATGAAAACGGTCAGTATACTTCCACTGATTCATTTAAGTATTGCAGTAGGGTTATACACCATGAAATGCATCTTGCTTTTGATTATCACAGCTTAAGGCATACACACGCAACACTGTTGATTGAATCCGGTGCTGATGTTAAGAATGTTCAGACACGATTAGGACACACCAACATAGAAACCACATTGCAGACCTACGTGCATGATACTGAAAAGATGGCTGAACGTTCTGTTAATCTCTTTGAAAAAATCACACAAGCAAAAACGTCATAAATAAAAATATTGGGAGTGAATCCGCTAATTGTTCAGCGTGTTCACTCCCTTTTCTTTGTTCAGTGATAATTTTAAAAATTACGGTGGCGAATGGGTGGCAAGTAGACTGAACTCCACTCAATAAAGCTTGTAAAACCGCTTATTTACGTGATAATAAACATACCGTCTCCACATGCACACTCTGCGGGAACTGATCCACACCTCTACACATCCTGATCTCATATCCATTCGCACACAGATACTTCAGATCTCTCGCCAATGTCGCACTGTCACAGCTTACATACACAACCTTCTCCGGCTGCATCTTCACGATCGTCTCCAGCAGTGTCTCGTCACAGCCCTTTCTCGGTGGATCCACAACGATCACGTCTGCACGAGCTGTCTCGCCATTATGCTCTCGCTCATACTCTGCATAATATTCCGGCAGAACTTCTTCTGCCTTCCCGACGAAAAATTCTGCGTTATCAATCGCATTGATCTTTGCATTTTCTTTGGCATCATCGATTGCCTGCGGCACAATCTCAACTCCGTAAACCTGTTTTGCCTTCTGAGCAAGGAAGAGGGAAATCGTTCCGATTCCGCAGTACAGATCCCACACGGTTTCATCACCTTTGAGGTCTGCATACTCAAGTGCAAGTCCGTATAGTTTCTCTGTTTGTACTGGGTTTACCTGATAGAATGATAATGGGGAAATCTGATATTTTACATTTCCGATATAATCTGTAATATATCCCTGTCCCCAGAGAATTTCATAGGAATCTCCCATAATCACATTATCTCTTCGTGTATTCGGACTGATCGTGATACTTGTCATGCCCTCAATCTGAATAAGCTTTTCAATCAGACGCTCTGCTTTCGGAAGTTTCTTTCCGTTGATCACAAGACAGACCATAATTTCTTTTGTCTTGAATCCATAGCGGATCAATGCATGCCGGATCAGACCTTTTCCAGTCTTCTCGTCATACGATTTGATCTTGTTTTCACGCATATATCGTAAAATGATCTCGAGAATCTCTTTGTTCTGCTCTACGCCAAGAGCGCAATCTGTGTTTGCAATGATATCATGTGTTCTTCCGGCATAGAATCCCGTGATCGGATTGCCTTCTTTGTCCGTTCCGAACGGGAACTGTGCTTTATTACGATAACCAAACGGATGCTCCATTCCAACAACCGGCTGCATTACTGTATCGATCTGGTCTTTTGTGAACCCACCGATTCGTTCCAGATTGCCACGAATCTTCTGGTCTTTAAACACAAGCTGACGATCATAAGACATTTCCTGGATCTGGCAGCCTCCGCATCTTCTGGCAAATACACACTTTGGTTCTACGCGATATTCTGACGGTGTGATAACTTTCATCAATCTGGCATAGCCATAATTCTTCTTTGCCTTCATGACTTTCGCTTCAACAACATCACCGATCACTGCGTCTTTGATAAAGAGCGTGTAGCCATCCACATGGCCAATTCCTTCCCCGCTCACTCCGATATCTGTTATTTCAACTGTTACAATATCATTCTTGTTCATTCTTTTCTCTCTTCTATTTTACTCTTAATTATACAAATAGCCACTGCTCACATAGATTCTGCAAACAGTGACACTTGTTGTTCTCATTGTTAGATTTAATCCTCAGATGCTCTTCTTAAATTAGACTCAAACAGACGATTATATCCAAGCCATTCTGTTCCTGTTTTTCCTTTGAACAGTTCTGTCAATGTCTGAAGCTTTGCATCTGTTGAATCTGCCATATTCAGTGCCACTGCCTCTGCCAGTGCCGGTTTCTTTGGAGAACCGTATTCCAGTTCACCGTGATGTGCCACGATACAATGCTTGAGTTCATGAGCAAGCTTC